AAATCTTACGAACCTGTTGACGATAAAGACAGAGAAAAAAAAGAAAAATATGAGGACGAACTTTTATTGGTCCTTAATAATGGTTTTGCTGCAATGGATGATCTTAACCTTTCTCATCATACCGTTGTTAGTGAAAGACAAATCAGTATTGATCAATCCCAATCTAAACTATTGGTGCCTATCGTTGGTCGAACTGATTTTGAACTTGGCAATGCTGGTAGTTCTCTCCCAACCTTTCTAACTACTGGTATTGTCGAGTTAAAAACAATATGGAGCAAAGTTGGTAAAATAAAAGCTAATGGTGATAGAAGTTTTATTTCAGCTAAAATACCAAACAAACCTAGTTTTAATCATTTAGTGCAAGTTGCGATGTACGCAGCTTATCATAATTTTTCTGTACCAGTTTACTTGGTTTACTTAACTAAAGATGAATATAAAATTTTTGATAGCAGCAATTGTAGAGAATTAACTCAAGAAGGTTTGCAACACTGTTTTAAAATTCTTTGTAATACTTTTAGACGTAGAGAAAAAATCTTAGCACAATATGAAGATTTAACTAAAGAAGAAATTATTAAACACGCAGTAGCAATGATTGATCCTAATTTTGATCATCCATTTGCTTGGTCTAATTTAAGTACTGAACAACTACAACACGCAAAACAACTTTGGAATTATCAATGAGTTTTAATAGTCACGAATTTTATAAACAGCTTAAAGCTGAACAAAAACAAAAACGAGACGAACTACTATTTAAATTAGTGATCGTCCTAATAGGAACAATACTAATATGGCTAACAATAAAATAAAAATAGATGATTTAATTTCTACCATTAGCGATTTTAAAAGTACCGCTAAAGGTCAAATGATTAATATACATCAAAAAGAATATGCTACCGTAGCTCATAGGCTTGCGGTTGCTAGACGTAACTTAGGTTTAAAACTTTCCATTCAAACTGAATTAGTTAGTGCTGATGAGAATACAGTAACTATGAAAGCATCAGTATTTATTGATGATAAATTAATCGCAACTGGTTATGCAGAAGAGAATAGAAAAGCCTCAAGAATTAATCAAACAAGTGCATTAGAAAACGCAGAAACAAGCGCCTGTGGACGTGCATTAGCATTTTGCGGAATAACAAATGACAATATCGCAAGTGCAGACGAAGTATCTGCTGCAATAGAGCAGCAAGACAATAAAATCCAGCAATGTTTATCTGACTTAAACTCAGTATCTCACGCTGGTTCATATCAACAGTGGTTAACTAATAACAAAAGTTTTTTAGCGGATTTGAAAAATAAAAATCCAATGAGCTATGAAAAATTTATGGTTCGTTTCACTGAAATTAAAAACCAACTCAAACAAAAAGGAGCTATCCAATAATGAGTGATAAAAAAGAAAGACCACAACTCGGTCTAGCAATACCAGTAACTAATAAGGCTAAAGAAAGTTCTTACGACCTTAAAGGTTCAATAGTTATCAATGGCAAAAGCTATAGGTTTGGTGCCTACAAGGCGCAAGCTAAAGGTGGTGGCAAACTGGAACAAGGTCAAAACTACTATTATTTTCACAGAGTAGAGCCGATGGAAGATAACAATACATCTTTCGATCCAGCTAGTCTGGAGGCATAAAATTATGGATCCACTTAAATATAAGTCAGTAGCCATAAATTTTAAAACTTACAAAATGCTTGAAGAGCTATCTCAAAAAAAATTCGAGTTGCCTATCAGTATGAGTAAAACGGTAGAGTTCTTTATTCAAAAAGGACACGACGAGTTTAAAACAAATGCAAATAGAAAAACTCAGTAAAGAACTAAAAAAAATCCGTAAATTAAAAAACGATGAGTACGGATCATTTAATCAGCAAATGCAAAAAATTGCTGATGCTTGGTCCTTACTTATCGGAAAAAAAATTAGACCGCACGAAGTTTGTCTTATGTATGCAATGGCTAAATTAATTAGATGTATGCAAGAATATAAATACGACAGTTACATCGATGCAATTAACTACTTGGTACAAGCAGATGAAATTCACAGAGAAGATGTGTCATCGTTGGTCGATAGTTACTTTCCAACAAAAACAAAAACCGATGTCTCTATATGAGTTTAAGTTACAAATTGAATTTGCTGGATATGACACTTTTTACAAAACGAAACACATTAATAAACTTTACAATATTTATTTAAATGACTTGGAAAAACAGAAATCAAAATAACGTGGTTGAATTTCCTAATGCTGAAAATAGAGAACTAATGGAACAAAAGAAAACTTTAGCTGAAACTGTTTTAAGTATCGAAAAGAAAATGGATTGTCCTTACTGGGATATACAAATGTTCCACGACAAAGAATTACAAGTTATGGCAAATTTTGGTGAAACGATAAAGTTCACAGAGAAAACTGCGTCTCGAATAGCAGCAGTACTATCAACCTTTATATTAAAAAAGCAATCAGAGGAGGATTTATTTAAATATGAACTCTAGAAAAAGACGGCACTCTTTAACAGTGCAAACAATGTTTGATCAAACTAAAGGACCATACGCACAACTAAACGGTACTTGGTTTGTAAAGAAAATAGAAAATGAAGATGTTGTTTTTATGCAAACTCAAGGCAAAAAGTTTGAGGAAATAACTCCACAATGTTTTGAAGTTACAATGCAAAACTCAAAGACATTACCTGTAGAGGAAATAAAAAAATCTTTAGAAAAATTTAAGGAGGCAACTAATGCACTGTAAATCATTAAGAACGGCTGAACACGAACAAATGAATAAAGTTATTGGAACTAACCTTAGATTTTTAAGATTACTTAATAGACTGAGCCAACAAAAATTAGCAGATAAATTACATTTAAAATTTCAACAAATTCAAAAGTATGAAAACGGTGTAAATCAAGTTTGTGCTTATAGACTATTAAAATTATCTGAGATCTTAAAAGCTCCTTTAGAAGCTTTCTTTGACAAAGATTATATTTCTAAGATGCACCAATTAAATAAAATCACTTATGAAGATGGATCCGTACCTGTAGGTAAAAAGTTCTTTGACATATATGCCAGACAAAAAACCTTAACAAAGCAATACGATGAAGCTGTATTGCAAGATCAATTGAAAGGTTTAAATGGCTAAGATTTTAAAAACCATAAATGCCGATGCAGCTCTGATTATTGAAGAAACTTTTTTAAATGAAGATCAAGCTGCTGGCAATGATGAACCTGAAAAAAGAGAAGTTAAAGTATCAGAAATAAAAATTAACAATACAAAATGGAAAAGAATAAATGAATGAAAAGTATATTCCTCAGGTAGATTATAATTTACCTTATGACAGTAAAGTACAAAGATTAAAAAGACGGTATCAAGGTTTGTCCAGAGTAGCTGCAAGTATAAATGATTTATATATCTATGGAGTTTATCCAAACAACTATCCTAATTTAACTACTGTATTAGAACAGGCAAAAGATCACGTTAAGGCAATAATTAAAGAAACAAAAAAAGAGATAGCTCTGATTGAAGAGCCATCAAATAATTATGACTTAACTCCAAATGATAAAATAGAGGAAATAGAATAATGAGTGACCCATACATAAAAGAAATTGTAAAACAAAAAAGTAATTGGATTGAAGATATTACTAATAAAAATATTCCAAGCGAGGAAAGTCTAAAAGATTTCTCTAAAGGAATGTTGGCGCACAATATTGGAATGTTAAAAGATGAATTAAAAACTATTAAAAAGGAAAGAGACGATATTTATAAAGAAAACTCTGAACTTTTAATTGTAATCAAAGATCAAAGAAAAAGGATTGAAGATTTAAAAAAGAAGATAATTAAAAAATGAAATTACAAGTTGCCACCTCTGATGTTTCTTGGAAAAATCTTATTAGTTTAGGTTCAGAGTGCTGGCTATTCATCGTACCTAAATTAGTAAGTCGTTTGTGTACGTGTACACTCCTTTATATGTTCGGTAAGGCGGTTAGATAGGAACTGCCTTATGCGTAACCTTTATGATCCAAGTAATATCTTTAGAGTTTGGTTTTGGATGTTTATTATTTGGATTGTGCTTGGTCTTTTGTTAGGATTTTAAATATCAACGAGTACCGCAAATTCTTTTTCCAGCTTCAACAGTTCGACCAGCTAATTCGTGTCCTTTTACACAACGAGCAAAATCACTAAATTGCGTTTGGTATAAAATAAAAGCTAAAAAAGTTAATAAGATTGCACTTATAGCAATCCAATGGTTAGGTGTAAGTTTCATACTTTCTTCTACTATTTTATTAAATCTTTTTC